ATTAAAATGAGTAAAGGCGATTTATCTGACGAACAATTTGAAGAAATTGAAAATGGTTTAGAAGGGGAATCAATAGACGATGAATGGGAACTTGTAGAAAAGAGAGAATATGACGAAAAAGCAGAAGACATTGAAACTTGGGCAAATAGATTAGTAAAAGAAAAGAAAACCGCATTGCAAAAACTTGCGGGGTTTGTAAAATCAGCACCAAACAAAGAAAGCAAATTAGATAAAAGTTACTACAAAATAAGATATGAATACGCTGAAAAATATTCAAGCGGTAAGTCAAGAAAGTTTTGTAAAAATATGATGTCAAGAACTGCAAAGGGTGTTGTTTACAGAAAAGAAGATATAGCAGAAGCAAGTTTTAGCGGTGTAAATAAATCATTTGGGCATAAAGGGCAAAATTATTCACTTTTTAGGTTCAAGGGCGGGGTTAATTGTGGACATTTCTTTAATGAAAACCTTTATAGATTAAAATCTAAAACTGAAAAGTATATTTCAAAGGGTAAAGAAGTAAATGATATACCTTCAAGTTATACACCAAAAGGAAAAGAATACAAAGAAGCCAAAATTGCACCAAAAGATATGGCAAATAACGGACATCATCCAAATTATAAAGGTTAAGATATATGGCAACTGCATTATTTATAAGTAGAACAGACTTAGTAAAAAATACTATCATTGATGGTAATGTTGATACTGATAAGTTTATACAATTTATTAAGATAGCACAAGAAATTCACATTACTAACTACTTAGGAAGTAAATTATATGATAAAATTTCTGCTGATATTGTAGCAGATACTTTAACAGGGGATTACTTATCTTTAGTAAAAGATTACATTCAACCTATGCTTATACATTTTGCAATGGTTGAATATTTACCATTCGCTTCTTTTCAGATTAAAAACGGAGGTGTATTTAAACACAGTTCAGAAAGTTCTGAATCAGTAAGTAAAAGTGAAATAGAATTTTTAATACAAAAGCAAAGGGATTTTTCAGAATACTATACAAGAAGATTTGTGGATTATATTTGCTTTAATAGTGCAAAGTTTCCTGAATATTTGAATAATAGCGGTTCTGATATTGACCCCGATAAAGATGTTAATCCTACAAATTGGGTATTTTAATGGCGACATACAAACCAAAAGAAGAAAATATAAGTCTTTTACAGACGTATTTAAGCAAGGTAAAAACTAAAAAATAAGATGGCAAACATTATTAATTGGGGGAAAATATACAACAATACTTCTTGGGGAGTTGGTGTTACTACAAATACAATAAATTGGGGTAAGTCTTACCTTGATTTAGCACAGACTTTATCTCTTTTAGAGTTGAGATATATCGAAAGAGTTGAAGCCGATTCAGGGGTAGTAGAAGCAACAGAATGCTTAACCTCTGATTTTTCTACATATAATTGGAAATATGCCTTTAGAGTTACAGACAACGGTGGTGTTGTAGAATCTCTTGAATGCGTAACACTTTAATAAAAAATAAATAAATAAATAAGATATGGCAACAATACCAAGTATAGCAATGATACCTTCAGGGTATAAAGCAAACAAAGTTTATTCAGTACTACCTACAGATGGTAGTGGTGACTTAGATTTTGCAAGAACAACAAAAGCAACAAGAGTAAATCAAAACGGTTTAATTGAAGAAGTAGCGATAGATGTACCAAGATTAGATTATATGGATGGAAGTTGTCCAAGTCTTTTACTTGAAAAAAGTTCAACAAATTTAATAACACAGTCGGAATTGTTTTCCAACAGTTATTGGACTAAAAGTGGAGCAACGGTTACAAGTGGTTTTTCTGCGCCATCTGTAGACTCTCCTTTAGGTGCTTTTAAGTTGGTTGAAGGTTCTAATAATGGAACGCATATTTTAATAAAAAATGTAGGTTCTGCAGACGGTACTACTAATACATTCAGTTTATATGCCAAAAAAGGAGAAAGAACTCATTTTAATATGTACAATGGCACTTCGTCTGTCGAATCATCTACATTTAATTTAAATGATGGAACTGTAATTAACAATGGAACTTCAACATCTAAAATAGAACTTATTTCAAACGGTTGGTATAAATGTTCAGTTACTTCTATCAATAAAGAAAAACAGGCTAATGTTTTTATAAATGATGGAACAACTATAAACTATCAAGGCGATGGAACTTCGGGTGTTTACATATTCGGAAGTCAAATGGAGGCTCAATCTTCAGCTACAAGTTATATAAAAACTGAAGGAACTGCAATTACTCGTACTGCGGATTCTGCCTCTAAGAGTGGAATTAGTAGTTTGATAAATAGTTCAGAAGGTGTTTTGTATTTTGAGGGTAGAACTGATGATTCTAATTCAACTGAAAAAAATGTAAACTTATCAGATGGAGGTACTCAAAATGAACTAAAACTTTATTTTTACGCAACTTCAATAAACGTAACTTTTAACATAAACGGAGTAAATCAGTTTTACGCAAATAAGACAATCACAATTGGCGATAATTATAAATTAGCGGTTAAATTTAAAGAAAATGATTTTGCTCTATGGATAAACGGTATAGAGGAAGTAGTAGACTCAAGCGGAATCGTAGGAGTTCAAAATTTATTTAATAAAATTAATTTAAGTGGATTCTTTTCAAATACCAAAGACCTAAGAGTTTATAAAACAATTTTATCAGATGCAGAATTAACAACTTTAACAACTTTATAAAATGATACATATAGCAAAATACGAGTTTAATAGTAAAGAGCAATTCGATGCTAAATTAGATGCTTTACATAGCACAGATGCAGAGGGTAATAAAACACCAAATGTTAAATTTGACAAAGCAGAGTTAGGATATATCGTCTTAGCTACTGCGGTTGTTGATGAAGACGGTGCAGAAGTAACCCCTGAAGTGATTTCAGAGGGTTGGCACGTGGATATGATTTGGCACGACTTAGAAGAGCATCCTTATGGTTGGAAGTCTTACAACGTGGATTTAAGTAGCGAGGGTTCGCACGGATTTGCGGGAGTTAGTTATTTAGCTAACAAATTTTAATGAAAAAATTAGCTAACTTTATTAGTAATTTAAGAGAAGACCATAAAGCACACTTCATTGTAGGTGTGCTTACAGGGTTTCCTATGGTGTTACTATTCGGAAATATTGGTGGTTTAATAGCTATTATTATTTATGCGTTAAAAGAGTTGGTTTATGATAAAGCATTAGGTAAAGGTAATATGGAATTTTTAGATTGGCTTTACAGTTCAATTCCTGTATTCTTTTACTTAATAATAAAAAACTTTTAATAATGCAACCTACAAATAAAATATTATTAGAGCAAATTCTTGATGAACAAAAAAGGCTTTCAGGTGAAATGTCAAGTGCTATAAATAACCAAAACTTATTTAATCAACGAATTACAACAATCTTAAATAGTGATGGAGATACCAACCAAAAAGGACTTGTAGAAAATTTGTCAGATATAAGAAGTAGAGTTTTAGACCTTGAAGTAAAAAATAAGGTAACCGCAGGAAAGGTTGCTGTAAGTGTAATTATACTTTCTGCTATTGGTAGCGTAATTTGGAAATTAATAGGTATATTAGATTAATATGAAACTAACAGATAATTTTAGCAAATCAGAATTTAACTGCAAGTGCGGTTGTGAAATGCCTAATGATGTATTAGATAATATTAAGTTGTTAGCAATACAGCTACAGACAATTAGAGAGTATGTAGGGCAACCAATAAAAATAAATAGTGCATATAGATGCGAATTGCATAATAGTATCATAGGTGGCGTTAAAACAAGCCAACATATATTAGGTAAGGCTTCTGATATTACTATAAATACTTTTACACCTGATGAAGTTGTAGATGTTATTGAAAACTTATTAGTAAATGAAATGTTAGGTTCTTTTTATATTGGTGGTTTAGGTAGATATAACACTTTTACACATTTAGATATTAGAGATGATAAAGCACGTTGGGATAAAAGAAGATAAATATGAATCTAATAAAAGGGTTGTTTCATTTTACAATGTTTTTATTTGGTGCTTTAGTGAACTTAGATAGCGTTAAATATCCTAACCTACTAATG